TTGATGCCAACCGGATTCTTCAGTGCTTCCAGTTTCGCTTCCATCGCAGCGATACGAGCCGCTTTCGCTGTTGCGCGGACAGCACGCTTCTCCGATTTCTCATTCAGACGAGCGCTCATCGCGAGCACACGGAGACCACGCTTCTCAACGCGAGTCGCAACCTTATGAGCTTTCGCTGCAGCACGTTCCATCTTACGATCAGCGATCACCTGCTTGCGATAAAAACGATCGTCGGACTTATCCCTCTTGACGTTCTCGCTCAGCGTCTTCAGCTCATAACGAAGGCTCGCTACGTTCTTCTTAAGATCAGCTTGAGCACGCTTCGCAGCTGCTTTGATATCCTTGAGTTCTTGACGCTTGATCTCGAGGGCGACTTGTGTTGCAGATTTCGTAGTATTTTTCATATAGTTTCTTTCTCAGTTGTTTTTCAGTTATTGAACAGCTATTATAGGGTATTCGTGGCTAATTGTCAAGGGTTATTGCATAATTTCGATATTGATAGAATAGAGAGGAGTAGAATCTAAGCTCTCGTCGCTAGTATATTCTTTAATTAATTTTAAAAGATCCTCAGTGTTAGCTGCGAACATAGCTATAGATTCGTTCATTTCGTCAGTAATAGTGACATTAAACATCTTTGTTTCCTTTTTAATTTTCATGCAACCATTATATCGCGAATCCACCTAATTTACAAGGCTTATTTTGGCTTCTTTTGCTTTATTATGGTGAGCGGCTTTAACCACGTCTGCACATCAGGGAATCTCCTGAGATACTGGAGCGTAGCGTTAACCTTTTGATTCTTAAGGGTTTTCTTCATTCTGCTTCTTTCTCGTTATTAATCAATGGGTTATAATCAACCCATATCAAATCCGCGGTTATTGTAATATTCTTCGTAGGAAGAATATTCTTCGCCCAGCTCCGTGAGGATGGAGTATATCGGGGTAGAATCTGAGCTCTTGGCGCTGGTATATTTTTTAATTAATTTTAAAAGAGCCTTAGGGGTTTTTGCGCTCAAAACTGTAGATTCGTTCATTTCGTCGGTAATTGTTACTTTAAACATTTTTGATTCCTTTTTAATTTTCATACAACCATTATACCGCGAATTGCCTAATTGTCAAGGCATTCATTTTCCCGTTAAGAATCAAGGGGTTACGAGCAACCCTACTGCGTAGATGAGCAGCAGACCGCTATTCACTATGATCAGCGATAAGTCTTTGATTTTAAAGGAATATATTAGGAACAGCGACGTTCCAGCGTTGAGCAGGTAGATGTTGAGCGGATCTACGCGCAGTGCAGTCGCGAGAGCTCCCGCGAGGGTGATGATTACAGCAGAGTATCTAAGCATAATACAGCAATTATGCGCTCTTTTTCGCTAATTGTCAAGGCATATACCTAGCAGAAAAACCCTATAAATACGGGCTTTTCTTTACAACACTTTATTCTTGGCTTTCATTCTTTTCTTTCCTCTATCGTATAGAACCAATCATCTCCTGCAGTCCATTTACGTGTTCCGTCTACTGAGAATATGATCTGAGCAGCTTTGAAGTCTGGCAATTTTACATTTCCTGCTACAAGACTCTGATCATAGAATAGACATCTGTTGTTTGGCTGACACGCGAATTGTCCGTTCTCCAATTTAATGAAGTTGAATGATTTGTGTTCCTCTGCTTGCTCAGTGAATCCTGTATCTATATCCATATCGTCTGCGCAGAAGTCTACTGTGAACATGTAATTTCCGTGATGGAACTGTTTATCCTTTCCTAGAAACTTTACACCTAGATTTCGTAGGATTATCTTCTCGACTATGGTGAATTGATATCCCATGCAATCCCATAGCTGTAACGTATCTATTGGCAGATCGGATTCTGTGTTTTTCCACACATATGCGTGTATTGGTAGTTTATCATACAATGCACCGTAATTCGGTAATAGTGACTCGATGCGGAATACTTGTCCTCTAAGTGCTTTTAAACTTACCCAGATTGCAGGCTCTAGTTCGCCATGTCCCTTCTCGAAGTTATAAAGGAACTCTCTTTTCACGAAACATTTGATTGGTGGCAGTGATCCTACGATGTAAGACATTACTTCGTTCCACCCACTGTTTGCCTTACGATATCATTCATACTTAATTCGCTCGACCAATACGTCTCGAATGCGATTGTTGGTTGCAATGCGTGGAATTGATGAAACTCGCCAGGTGCTACAGATGTGAAATCTCCTGGGCGTAGTACAGTTTCGTCTATTAGATCATAGTTGTTCTTCCATACTTTGATCATGAGCAGACCAGACTCTACAAAGAATCCATTCCACTTGTGATCGTGCTTGTGTATCGAACAGAATGCATCCTCTTTTATCTCTATACGATGAAACTCATACGCAGCATTTGCATGTATACATTGTGTGTGACCCCAGACCTTTCCCTGTATATTCATTTAATTATTCCTTTAGTGATTTCTTTCCATTTGGTCTCTAGCTGTAATACTCTATTGTTGCATTCCGTTAAATTGTATGGTTTATGTGTGAAGTTTTGGGCTTCGATCTGACTTGATATTCTTTCCGTTCTCATTATTCGATTGACTTCGATGTTTAGCATGGATTTTTGTTGATTCGACATGCTTGCGTTGCTATACAGAAATAGAGTTGGCTCGACGATTACGTCTGTGTATCCTAATTCTTTCATCGTAGGTACATTATACTTTGGTGATCTTTGAGCGGAGGTGATCGCTATCAGTTCTATTTTTCCACTCACCATATTTTCTTTTACAGATGATGATACATATTCTAATAATAGATCTGTGTCTTTGGCTAGGAATCCGATCAATGCGGGACCTGCTCCTCTATACGAGATGACATTTAGATTTATATATTTCTTGGCTAAGATCGCTGCTAGATTTGCAGTTGTTCCGACTCCTCCATCTGCTACCGATAAAATTGATTTCGGGCGAGGGAAGATTGCGTTAGGATGTTTGAATAAGCCAAAATAGGTTTCGCCTATCTGCGCTAGACATGAGAAACTGCGCAGATCATATGATTTCTGCTCCGACAGATATAATGCGATCATTATTGCGTCGCTATGCAGAATGACAGTATTCTCGATTCTCTTTGTGTTCGCAACTCTTTCGGCTGCGATCATTCCACCTGCTCCCGTTATATTCTCCACCACTCCAGATAGTTCTTGGCTAATTAATCTAGCAAAATAATCATTCGGTCCTCCAGGTGGAAAGGGAACAACGATTCTGATCTGCTCTGCTGAAATTGCGACTGTTGAAACTAAAAGCCATAAAGCCAAAATTACATATTTCATATTATAAATCCTTTGTAAGTCTATCAACAATTGTTTGCACAGATTCTATTGCATTAATATTGTTCAGAGCTTTTCCAGCCCAGATCACTCCTTGATCTTTTGTGTCTCTACCTAATTTCAATCCGTCTGAGTGATTATCATCCGTATCTGGTGTTTCCGAAAATACGATTCCGTTCATTCGATTCACTCCAAGAGATGTGACGTCGCTAAATGATTTCTTTATCATCTCCAATTTCTTATCAGAATCTATTCGAGACTCCTCCGAAAGAGCAAACATTGTTCCCAATCCTACTGCCTCTGCACCCGCGTCTAGATACATCTTTATCTCGGCTGATGTAGAAATTCCACCCGTAACGATAATTGGTAGATTCGGACTTTTATCTTTCTGCTCTAAGAATCGCTCCATCGTTGTCTGATTTGTATCCATCACTCTGGATGCAGCATCTGGACTTTTCAAATCTACTGCGTCTAAGAAGGGTTCTATCTCTGATAAATCCATTGGACTCAGCGATTTGTGTATTATCTTTATGTTGGTCGCTCTCTTCAATGATTTCAAAGCATTTAGATTCGGAATATCTAATAATTGTATATGCGATACTCCATACTTTTTAAAAAGTGTAATGGAATGCATCAGGATTCTATGTGGCTCTATTGCTAGAATCAGATCACCTTTCGGACAAGAATCACGAAATTTCTTTAACTGTTCTTCTAGATCATACTTACGCACTAGACTCGGAACAATTCCTGCTCTGTTACATGCGATTGCTAATCTTGCGTCGCTCACGAAATTCATCGGAGTGCATATGATTGGATAGCGAGAATTAAATAGACTCACATCAGCATCCTGATAAGTCCGACTGAATCTATCAATGTTAGTATAATATAATTAGCAAAAAGCCAAAATGATCCTCGCGAGTAAGAGCATCCTGCTGCTATTACACATCCTATCATCCATATCGGATATAGAATCAATAGCGGAGGATTCGGAACTGTTAGTGCCATTGTAATTGCACATGCAATAGAAATTGCCCAAGCAATAGATTCGAATACGAACCTTAATTTGTGGCTTCTATAGTCTGTAACGAAAAAGTCATACATTAGAAAATTTGGAATGGCTGCGACAATCTAATAGAACCATGAATTGCTTGACGGATTACTGTATTAGATACTTCTCCGCGAGCATGGAATCCGAATGTGTTAGCGATCACTAATGTATTCGCTTTGACTGGATATGCTGTAGCTTCTGGATCGAATCCCATTCCAATTAATTCTTCATCGAATATACGTAGAGATCCCTCTGCATGTCCATATGTTCTTTGTGGATCTATCTTACCATCAATGATATCTGTCCACTGTCTTCGCATCCAATCTTTTCTTTTATCTGTAAGAATATTAGATTTGGCAACGTAGCAGAATGGACCATCATCTATCGTTACATCTTCAGGAAAGAACCAAAATTTAACAGTAATGAAGAATGTATCCATGTGCATCACTTTTTGCACATCATTATCATCTGGGCTATTCTGTAGTCGCTGAATGAATGTATTTTGTCTAAATTGTGGTTCTAGAGTAGATAGAGCGTGGCAATCCATAACGATATCATGTAGTCGCCCAAATGCTTCTAGATGTGAATTATGTGAACTTCTAATACAGGATAACCATACAGGTGCAGCTTTTTCGCCAAACAATAGATTGTTTTCATTCTTATTCTCAGCGATAGGAAACTTTTCAATCTCCTCTACGAATCCAGTTATATCGCTCATGAAATTCGGAATGACTACTATTCCTCGTTCATCAAACTCTCTAGAATATGGAGTTTTGTATCCATGTTTCGCTCTTCGTTGCAGTTGAGCTTCGGCCGCTTTTTCAGCGCGTTCGATGTGCATATCAGGAACGAATCCCTGTAGCTTATCTGCAGATTTTATATTGCTGGTGAATATTCTCTCAAGATCCTTCATCTTCATAACTAAACCTCAAATAATAGTCACGTTAGGACAGAATTTCATAGCCTCTCTAAGAAATAGAAAATCTCCAGCCGATGCGGGATATTCTCCGTCACACATTTCTTCATTCATAAAGACCATTATCTTGTGTGGGTCGAACACAAGCATGCTCATGATAAATGCTGAAGGCGCAGCGTATATGATCGCTGAATTATACATATCAATCCAGTCATCAATATCCAATTCGTTTTTGCTGATCTGATGATCTGGAGATACGCTTTTGGCTTTCTCTTTATCGTCTGTGTATATCATCGCGTTAGATCCAGCCATAGCTAGAAGTTTTCTGCAAGATTCAACAGATGCTACATTCTTATCTTTTCCTCTGATATGAACTGCAGGAAGCTGAATAGGAAATAACTTTTCTATCATATCTGTTCGCGGAACAAGATATTTGAATATATTATCTCTGTTCTCAAAGATAGAAGTCGCTGCACCCTCTATCCAATACGGAGTCTTCTCCTTAGAATCAATATCCACAACTCTGCATTTAGCATCAAACACATGATGCAGTTGATTAGATAATCTGTCAGATGAAAGAACTTCGGTCTTTTCGTTGTTGATACAGATAACGCAATCGTCGCGATCCTTATCAGATTCTTTAGATAATCCTACAGCAACTTGAAGAATCTGGACCCCCATAAGGCCACGTATGTGGATGCGGCTCATTTGGTAAACAGATCAAGTTGTTGTGAAAATATAGCTTGGCGAGGAGAATTTTCTTTAAGTTTATGAAGAAAATTCTTGATATCTAGCATTTCATCAGATGATAGATAAGCATTATTATGTATAGCAAATTCTAATTTCTGTATCATTTTATCAAGTTCTGTAATATTCATGATTAATTCCTCAGTGATTGTCCATTATGTAAAACCCGATATGTTCTCCGATATATTCTGGCACAAAATCCACTGCCCTTTCTAATATCTCAAAGTTTCTGCTTTTTTGTTCCATAAGATTAGCGCATTCTACTAGAATCAATTCTGTATTTCTATTATGAATAAAATGAAGCATTCTATTGTAATTTGTATTACAGAATGTATATACAAGAGATTCAGCATGTACGCCAATCAAAGCAACAACTTCTTCTCTGTTTGTTGTGGCTACATTCTTATAGCTGGACGTTCCATAGACTGAGTGATATAGACCAGCATTGACTATATCATCAGAACAATTCCAATAACGTAAAATATTGGCAGTTCCATCTAGATGATCTTGTAGTGTTCTTCCGGAATGAGGAAGATCTTTTATTCTATCTGATAGCATATTGTATTCACGAAGTGATTGGCTTTCTTTTCGCCATCAAAAAAGCCAATCAGAGTTTCCTCAGTTATAGAATTTAACATAACAACAAGTATATTCCCATTCATCATAGAACAACGAATGAACCAATCTTCTACAAGAACTGTGTCTAAAGAATGAATGGGAAGTTTAGCTGTTTTCATATTGTTATTTATTAAACAAATTTCGATGTTATAAAATCATAGACGACTTTCTGATGATCCATATTATCATTCTTGAATGTATGAATTACATCCATGAGATCTAAACTTCTCACAATATTACTATACTTTGTTTGCCGACTCTTTAAGAATGTTTCTGTCTGTGTATCTTTTCTATCGACGTGACGATTATGTAGTTCATCGCGGCTCGCTTCAATATAGATCAGAGAGAACGAGCAGTCACACGATATGATAGCATCGATGAATTTTCTATTGAATAATCGATCACCTTCGAATAGAATATTGCCCGTGGCTTCTTTGATGAATTCTGTAGCTGCAGGTTGAACGCTCATTGATAGTCGATCTGTACCAGCAAATTGTTCAGATCTATCATACTTACCTAGTATAGTTAGATTGAGCGATTCAGAACGAATAGCAGAAAGAGTTTTCTTTGGTTCAATCTTCTGCCAATCTGTAGCACTATCAATTATTCTCCACATCAATGTTGTCTTACCAGTTGCAGGCTCTCCGCCAACAGCAATAATATTCTTCATAATCTAAATCACTCCATTAATTAGGAACTGCTACAATTCTACGAACTCCAGATTCTGGATCGATAATCTCTTTCCAATAATATCCATTGGGTGCGGATAATATTGGGGGAGGTGTCTGAACGTAAATAACTGGAGGCGGAACATAGCCGTAATAAGGATCATAATAATTGCGAGCTATACTATATCCAATTACACCTCCGATGATCATTGGAGCAACTAATCCATATCCACCACGATTATGGCTGCCATGATAGCCTTGATGATGCCTACCATGATTAGATCCATGTTGAGCCATTGCAGACATGCTGCAAGTTAATAGTAATACAGTTAAAATCTTTTTCATAATTTGAATCCCCGTAGTTAATTGTATCATAGAAAGTTTTTCAATCCACCAATATTGAAATCATTCTCAAAACATGACCACATCTTATCCATCATAATTACCTGTCCAGTATCACGATAATGATTTTGTTTTTCTGGGCACAATCCTGGATCTGATTCCACACACTCTAATAATAGATGTTCAGGAAGACTCTCTTTACGCGCATTCCAGAATAATGAACAATCATATTTACCTTCTGATGCGGATTCAGTTTTTTTAATACGATCATGAAACATATCCATATACACATTCGGATAGCGTCTATTCTTTCTATGCCAGCTCTTATAGCAACAGAGAGTCGACTCTAATGTGAAGTATGAAACATCTCTGATATATTCTTTATCTTTGAATCTTTCTTGTGCTTCTATCAGCAGAGATTCTCCTTGCGACTGAAGCCAAGTTATATGATCTGGTCTATATCCCTGAAAATCAGGATTCAGTTTATCATGCCAGTCTAAATCATCACGCCCAAGAACTACAGCTAGACCATTTCTATGCGATTTACTTCCACTCATATCTTCTAGGAATAGACGATCACAATCAATATTTAATCCAATGATCCTCTGATATTCTAGATAGCTGAACGATGATAATCTACCAAAGTAATGAAACTGATCCATTACAGTCGTCCAGCAATTTCTGAAGTTCTGTTTGTCGTCAGTTGTGTTGCATAGATCATTCCAATATTCGGTTTGAGTCTTTTCACCTATCAATTTCTGATAGCATTCTAGAGCTTTTCCGAACTTATTCTTAACATAGCGTCTATCCATATCCCAACCAAGCTGAGCCCAGTTGTCTCTGATATATTTCTGCATATCATCTGGATTTGATCTAAATGTCGGAAACTGTTCAAAGAGCATCCACGTTGTAACTATATGCTGACTCATGCCATTGATGAATGTCATCCACAGCATCTGTTCGTGATCTAGATCATATTTCTTCTGCAGCCACGGAAGCATGAAGTACACACCACCTGGATGACTTCTATTCTGTAGATGAAACTCATAGAATCGCATAAAGACTTCTCTACGATATTTTGGCATTCTGAAGTCCATTCCCTTCTTCAGATCAGTAACCTCAGTCACTTTATTTAGATTGCACCAATTTCCTATTGGATGCGTAGAGTTTGCATTGATCATACAAAATCCCATACAGATTTAACATTATCCATAACAAACCCATTCTCATTTCCGATGATAGGAAAATGCTTTTCTTCCAGAATATGCTTTCCTGGTCTAGCTAGAAGATAGACTGCATTGCGTGCTCGATATGCTGCTCTGCAAATAGAATATCCATGCATATTATAGAGCCACTCTGAATAGCGCATCAGATATTCATTCTGAGTTGTAATCGGACTGCCTATTTCTTTTTCGTATCTGAGGCCATGGATTGATATGGGATATGTCACGGATGTATCTGTCCATATGAGAGCATTAGGCTTTCGTAATAAGACTTTTTGATATCCATCTGTCCACTTCTGACCAGGACGCTTTGTATGAATAATACTAGACGATGGAAAATCTAGTATCTCTATATCTGAATAATGAATTCTACTCAACGATTCTAATGCGTCAGCTTCTTCAGACATAGCTTCTGGAAATGCTTTTCTTAATTGAACAACGCACTGCTTATCGCGTTCTCCGATATAGTGAACTTCAATCTCAAACATCCCACGAATTATGGTGGACATAATTCCAGCTCCACCAAAGTATTCTCTGATCCATCGTTTAGAATCTGTAGGTTGGATACCACCAAGCAACCACTCTGTAGCATTACATTTCGCAGCAACTAAATCAGAATGCTGAGAAACATAATGCATATATGATCGTTCGTGTTTTGATGTCTTATCTTCATCAACTAATGGAATATAAAACGGAAGTTTCCATTTTCCACAGATAGTAGCTGTAGCATAGATTGTCATAGAAAGTCTAAGACGTTAATATTATCACTCTTAGATACCTTAGCTGCTTCTCTTGCAAATCCGTTATTGCTTAGATAATCTGACCACTCTTTAGTGTCCCACATTCCAGCAGAAACTCCATTCCAACCTTCATGCCATTCATCATGACTATTATTATCTTTTCTTGTATAGACGAATTTTCTACGAAGATTTTCTTGTTCAACAGAAGAACAATCTTTCATAGATGTTCTGAAATACATTACAATAGATATCCTTTCAAATCCTTCATCAGATGAAATAAGAGGAACATTACCATGAATCTGATGAGCATCCATAAGCAACAGATCACCAGGCTTAACATCTACGCAGACTTTATATTCTGGCATGCAGAGATACATACCATCAAAATTCTTACCATCACTCAATACTGTTAGATTACTAAATCCCGCAGGAAGATCGATTCGTTTAGTTTCGCACAAATCCCCGGCATCTCTATGACAAGCTGTTCTGAAATCTTTATTGATCGTTATGGTTGTATAGACAGAATTACCAATACGCCAGCCAGTATCTTTCAGTTTCTTCACATATTCATTCTGCCCATTCCATCTAATTGGAAAATTTTCTTTAAAGACATCAGATGCTGCTTCAAATAGAGGATATCCTTTCTTGAAGAGATCTGAATTTGCGGCACTCCAAGCAGTTTCTCTACAGAAAGGAATACGAGGATAGCGATCAAAATATCCAGCAGTTCCTGAATAGACAGAATTACCGTAAGATGTATCAGATATCAATTTGCGAACTTCTATTGCTGCTTTCTTTCTATCCTCTCTAGATAATTGTCTGGTGGAATTCGTCCATTCTGTAAAATCAAATTCTAAAGTTTTCTTTACAATCCAAATAGATCCACCTTTGATATTACCACCACCAGTAGCACCACGACCTTCCAATGGATCATTAGATGTTTCACGTAGGATATCTTCTAGCTGATCAGCACCAAATGCAGAGATCGGAGATCCAGCTAGAAAGTAATTGATGATAGATTTTTCTAGTTTCGTCACCCATCTACGGTTACCATATCCACTTTCGGTTGGCATTATCTGAAATTCATCACGATGAGTTCCAGCAGCAAGACCACGATTATCGGATTGACTAGCACCTTCGCGCAATCCAATATATGCCGGATCTGTGATACTCTTAGGGAATACGTTCTTGCGAAACTTCAATAGACAATTATTTTCGTGTGGGCTTTCGCCTGGTCCTAGAGGTTTATAAACATCACAGTCTTCGTTGACAATGTAATTGTATGCGTCGTGTTCTAGAAATTTACCTAATAGATGCTCACAGTCAATCTGTTCACTTAATACTATCTGCTTCGTCATAGTGTAATTCCAATTTTATTATGTATCTTTATGTATGTTAGATTTTAGAGTTCTATAGCCTATTGTAAAAATATTTTTTGTTCCAACAGGCACTTTTGGAAATAGAACTTCATTAACGAAAATAAAAGTAACATCTTTGTTTTTATTTGCAAACCATTCTAGATAACGAATTCGACCAGCATTGTCTTCGAAATTTGCATGAGTTTCTGCGCCATAATTTTTGGTTCCGGCAAACAAATTTGTGCAAGAAAGATAGCTGTCGTTGATCAGAAAATCGAATCCGAGGCATATCAAAACATTATAATTCTTTTCTATTGCGCGCTGCATAGCATACATACCAGAATTATTTCTGGGATATCTGTTTCTACCTGGATGCATATCTGCTGGTTCGTATTCTTCAGATTTTGATCTAGGAAATAATGTATACTCTACAGGAAAATCAGAAGAACTGATCTCATCCACCATTCCTTGATCAACAGCAACCAACCAATCAGATTTAAATGTTCTATATAAAGCATTACATCCAAAAATCGGAGCAACACCTTTTATATGATTTAGATCAAAATTCCTACGGCTTTCACCATTACCGATGATGAATGCTGGATTGTTGCTCATTTCCACTTCGCAGTTAGAGACGGGAATGCAGCTTTTACTGCGTCCATTTTAATCGTGAGTTTTTTGTTTTTTATCCGAAGAAGCAGTTGTGCATCACGAACATCTAGAGATTCTAGCATCTGAATAAACATCTGTTCACGTTTAATCGCACTGAGACTTCGACCATCTGGAGAATCTACAAAGTAAATAAATTTCCTGTGATCCGAAATGAGACGACCCTGCGCATCTGATCCATCGGGCATTGGACGAAACGGAGGATCAGACGGTGGAAGAAGGAACTTAACACCAGGATCCATTGCATAGCCAACAACAGATTTCATTGCAGCTGACGCATATTTCTTTAGAAGTTTAGTTTGAGATGCAGAGGTTTTTTGTTTCTCGATTTCATCAATCATTTCAGCAAGACTTTTTATCATATATGCTCCATGTTATATTAATTGGTAGCGGGGGTTGGATTCGCACCAACGATCTCTTGGTTATGAGCCAAGCGGATTACTTCTTTCCCACCCCGCGATTTATTTATATCTCAAAAATCCGAAATTACTTCTGTAAGATTCGCAAGACGATTTTGTATAAAATAATTGAAGATCTTCGAACGATCATTACATTTCGCAGATTCAAATTCTGATATACATTGATTTTGTAAATCTTTAGGTATCATATCTAAATCAATTAGCATCTGATTTCTTTTGTATCCACGAAGCATTTCTCCAGAACAAAATTGTTCGGGTTCCATACGAGACCAGTCTGCAATTTTATCACGGCGAATAGGCTTCTGTCGTTTATCTGCTACAAATGTATCATCATCAGAAATGAAATTTGGCACACCATCTGATCTGTCTCCAAGCATAATATGCTCTTTACGAAAGCTCTCTGGATTATTGATCGCGATCATCTTCTTCTGAACTGGAGCATACTGATAGACATTCGAATATTTCTGAAGCTGTGCGAAGTCTTTATCACCAGAAAGAATCAAAATCTTATCATTATTTCCACCTAAGAATTTGCCATGTTCGTGACAGATTGCAGCGATGATATCATCTGCTTCACATCGATCGATACGTATGACTTTGTATGGAAGATAGTCTCGGATCTCATCACGAATCTTATTGAGAGCCTCGAACAGTTTATTCCAGTCAAGACCAGAAGAATCTCGCGACTTCTTTCGATTCGCTTTATAGTGTGGAAATATACCCTTGCGCCAATAATTCTGAGCATCACAGCATATAACCAATTCGCCATATTCCTGATAGAATTTTGAACGATAGGATCGCAGAGAATTCAGGATCATATGCCGAAGCATTTCTTCATCAACAACGTCATCTTTCGTGTATGAAAGATGCATCATCAGATTAGAAATCATTGTCTGGTTCAAATCAACAAGTATCATATCAGTCCTACACCACTCGAAGAATTATTGAAAATGCATTCAGACGTCCAGTGCTTTTGATAGGCTTCGTCTTAATCGAATCAAAATACTTTGTAGCACTACGAGAAGTTCCCATAACAATATTCTTAGAAATTTCTAGAGGCTTTCTAATCTTTTTGGCTATAGAAGTCGTTTCATTAATATTTTGCAATGTGGATCCTTTGACTGAAATCACATCATGATCATTTGCAAAATAATGATCAACGCGACGAGTTTTCGCATTAAAAATCCATGCTTCAGAAGCACCGATAAGTTTCGTTGGATCGATGCTAGTGAGATGAAGCTCTGTATCACTTTTCATATACTTCAATCGTTGAGTTAGTTGATCTACAGTCTTCACTTTCTTCTTTCTAGGTGCTTTGCTTTTCTTCAGATGATCTGCCCACAATTTAGAATCATCGATGATCTTTTGAAAAAAGTCATGCAGCTTTTTAAGCTCTCGCGGTTTCAAAAAAGAATATGCTTCGTTCAACTGTTCATCTTTTCCACGAATAACATCTTTGATCTCTTTGATTTCTTTAGAATAGATCTCAGCGATTCGTTTTGCATACAGAGGTTTTACTGAGTTATCTTTCAGAAAAGCATAAGAATCAAATCCGACCTTAAATTTAGATTGAATAAACTCATCGATCTTATTATCGAATTCTGCTACAGTCTTATGAATTGCTTCTGTCGTTCTTTTTTGAATATCAATCGGTGCAATCTTCTGAACCTCACGACGTATCTCGATCTTCTCTTTTCCTGAGATAATCAACTTCTTGAATCGTTCTTCAATGTATTCCAATTCTTTGGAACTGAGAACATAACCAGCAGAACTCATACGACACAACCACGCCAACGGACCATAAAGTTCTTGATCGTTGACGTGATTAATCATTTCTATTTGTTTAAGAGGATTCTTCAGAGTCTTGATATATGCCGAAACATATGCTCGCGCATCTTTCTCCGAACATTGACTGTTGTAGAAATTGAAAGAGCGGATTTGTTCTATAGTTCTATCAATACCAAGAGATGCAGAATCCCAAATCTTTTCTGTTCCATATAACTGACCTTCTAATCCAATCGGCACAATTCTCTTGATAGGAGATACACCGCGTATTTGAGCAATTTTCAATTTTTTATCCATATGTATATTGTATAGCTATTATACGCTCATTTGAGATAATTGTCAAGGCTTATTTTTGCTCAAAATATCCTTTAAATGTTCTTTTGAACTGGGTCATACTCCATCGACATCCTAGGCTTATTTTGGCTCAAGATTCCCTTTAAAAGCGATTCCCACTGAGTAGCTCGAACATCCCAATTATAGAAATTATCAAAATACATTTTTTGGAATTCAAGTTTATTCTGATTATTCTCATCCCAATGGTTTCTAATAGCCATCATCAAAACTCTAGCGAACATATTTGCATGATCATTATTATTTTCAATGAACGGATACATTGTTGCGAAGTTCGCACAGGTTTCTGGCAATGCTCCAAAATTCGGGCAAACTACAGAACATCCAGCAGACATCGCTTCAATAACTGAAATGCAAGATGTTTCCGGCCAGATATTCGGATACGCATAGATGTGAGCTTCTTGCAATGCTTTGCGAACTACATCGTTTGGTTGATATCCGTGATAATTGATATTCGGATGTTTTGTGCATCGTGCAAACAATTCTTTGTATGGTTCGTCACGCGCTGGCCAGCCATAGATTTTGAATGAAGAATACACATCTAAATTCATATCAACATCTGGCATGGCTTCACACAACTTTTCGAATACAGGAACTAGAAGTTCCAGACCGCGATGTGGAGTTGTATGATAGATTAGATTGATATGTTTCTTTGTCTTTTCAAATTTCGGAATTGGAACAATTGCATTCTGCATAACAATACCATCAGCAAAATCAACATTACGACCAATGTTGAAAGTTGCTTGCTGATAGTGTGATACGAAAATAAGTTTAGAAAATTTCTTACGATTTTCTTTCTTCGAGAGATGTTCAGATTCTGGATCATCCCAAGTGTCGTGCAGCCAGAGGATATTCTTTTTATCTTTGCTTAGATTTTCTGGACGGAATCGTGAGCAGATGAAATTGAAGTTATCTAGGAGCTCTGGGTCTATTCTTTCACGAAGACCAGCCATCATCATCTCAGTTCCACCAGCAGATCCTAGATTAGTATAGGTTCCATCTGCTGCAGGTTCAATACTCTCAGCTTCTTCCAGAATACCAGTAATATTTAATTTAGTTCCCATAAATTTCCACGCCTTTCACAGAGTCAATACGAAATGAACGCCATTCGTTTATATCTAAATCCCAAACAGGAAGAACATCATCATTAGTTTTACGAACCGAGGTAGATTCTTTTTCCTTTTGACCAACTATATATTCATCTTTTAGACTGCATTTCATCGTTCGTGTTTCACCATTTTTCTTGGTAAACGTCACTGAAATAATATTGCTGCGTGCCAAATCACTAATTTCATTTCTTGTCATCGATATCACCTTTTAAGTTAAGTCCACAAAGAACTTCTAATACGGATGAGTCTAATCATCATTTCCTCATCTTCCTTTTCATAAGCCGCTTCTATCTTTTGCAATAGCTTAAACGATTTATCACACATTTTTTTAAGTTCAGGAGTCTTATTATTACCCAAGCTCATCCGACCA